CCCAGGTTGCTAGTGAGTACTCACTAACTAGGCAGCGAAGTGAGTACTCACTTCAAGGGGGGTTCGCTAAAAACCGATTACCCCTTTTGAGCCTCCTCAGCTTCGTGGCGGCCGGGGGGAGCCCAAACCAGAAGTTTTTGCATATTGCCGCCACAGAAAAAAAGTTAATTTCTAAATTTTTTTTTTAAAATATAGGGCGGATTTTTTTTTTCGTACCCATACAAATCGGTTCTATATAAATCAATGACTTATAGTCAATTTGTACCAGTAGTACTAGTAGTACCCCTTACTTTGCTTATTTTTTTTTTTTTTTTTTTTTTTTTAATAAAATAATAAAAAGAGTAAACATACTAGTACTACTAGTACTACTCATACAAATTCTGCTTTATTTTTGGAAGTAGGGCGGAAACACTTAGATTTTTGCATTAGTTGATATATGAATAAATATGCTTATCAAATTCAAGGTGCAATAGAGAGTACAGAAGAAAAGTTAAAAGGCTTTCGAGTCTTTGTGTGTACGAATTATAATTTTGGAACTGTAGATGTTCCGAGCAATATACTGGATAGGAAAACTATCAGCTACCTTCAGTTTAGATTAAAGGTATACAAAAAATTAAATATGAAGACGTTACCTGCCACAGTGCAAAGTGACATAAGAATGCCGTTAGGGCGTTGGTTGGATAATTGGGTGCTAGAATTAATTTATGGCAATACTGGCGAATCAAAAGATATTAACACTGGACTATTGGAAGACGGCGCACAATTTAAAGATTGGTGATATTGTTTTTGACAGACAAGGAAAGCCCCGCACTGTCACATTGGTTCAAGAGTACCGAGCACCAGATTGTTATGCTGTGCAGTTTGATGACCTATTGGAAGTGCATGGAGATCAAAACTTATCTTTCTATGTAGAAAACCAAGGATACCGAATTGGCTTGTCTAGGTATAAGGGAATTCAAAAATTTAGAAAAGCATTGATGGTAAAAAACGTTGAGGAGATAACTGACCTAACACTTTCCTATTCAGTGCCCACCACAAACCCGATTCAATTGCCACACCAAAACCTACCCGTGCCACCTTTTTTATTTGGTTACTGGTTTTTTAACAGACGCAAATCAACCCGCCTACCTAAGAAAATGGCAGCACCCCCAGGCTTTAGTGAAATGATTCATGAAAAGTTTAGGGAACATGGTTACAAAATAAGGGAACATGACTTACTACCCAAGGGTGAAAGGATGTTCTCCATACTGCCCACAATGGAAAGTCATTTAATTGGCGTTGCAACACATAAGATACCTAACAATTATTTGTTGGCATCAGAAGAACAGAGGATTGAATTGTTGCGCGGCATATTGCATGCCAAGTGGGGTCAGTTCTCAAAAGAAAAAAACGCATTTAGATTTACCTCAACACACCACGGCATCATTTTACAAATGCAAGGGTTGCTAGAATCCTTAGGACATCGCATATCTGTAAACTATGATCCATGGAAAAACTACTACTGTATTCGATTCCGTTCCAAGTTAAAATTGGTAGAGGGGCAAAAAATAACCTCAAAGATAATGGTTCATAACGGTAGGCGTTTTATTAAGTCAATAAAAAAGTTACCTGCACAACTTTGTGTGCATATAGAAACCGATGGACTAGACAATAGCATTCTGGTCGGAGAAGGATTTATACCATGTCTTTAACAGCCCAACAAGAAAAAATAATTAAGAAGTTTATTGAGGACAGACAACACTGGCCAAAAGATAAACTGGATTTGCTAACATGGCAAATCAAATGGAAGCTACAAGCTTTACCACATCAAAAAGAACCAGAAGACGGAGAGTATGATACGTTTCTTATGTTGGCTGGTCGGGGATCTGGAAAGACACATACAGCCTCTCATTGGATTGGTATTCGAGCTGCTACTTTTGACCACACCCGTTGGTTGGTTACTGCACCCACCTCTAATGACATTCGAGCTACTTGCTTTGAAGGTGACTCGGGATTAATGAACATCATCCCAGCTTCATTAATTAAAGACTACAACAAATCCCTATTTGAAATAACCCTTCACAACGGCTCTTTGATTCAAGGCATACCAGGCTCAGAGCCAGAGCGTTATCGTGGAAAACAATACCACGGTGCTTGGTTTGACGAGTTGTGTGCGTTTGATTATATTGACGATGCCTATGATGGTGTGCAGTTTACTTTGCGTCTTCGTGACCCAAGGTTGGCAAGGGTACAACAAATCATTACTACCACCCCCAAACCAAAAGAACTGATTGTAGATTTAAATGAAGGTAAAGTCGGTGGTGATGTCTATGTGGCAAATGCTTCATCTTACGACAACCGTGAAAACTTATCTGAAACCTTTTTCAAACAGTTAGAGTCATATGAAGGCTCTGACATTGGAAAACAAGAAATTTATGGACAGATTCTAGATCCAGAATCTTCTGGTATTATCAAACGCAAGATGTTTAAGATGTGGCCAGCCTCCAAGCCATCACCAGAGCTGGAGTATGTGATTGCCTCTTATGACCCAGCTACTAGTGAAAAAACCATGAACGACCCTACAGCATGTACAGTTTGGGGTATCTTTGAATTGAACGATGTAGGAACTTGTGCCATTTTGCTAGATTCATGGGACGCACACCTTTCTTATCCAGAACTAAGACGCAAAGTAATTAACGATTTTAAAGAAGTTGTATACGGCGCGGACAATACTTTTGCTAAAGGGCGTAAAGCAGACCTTATTTTGATGGAAGACAAATCGGCTGGTATTTCTTTAATCCAAGAACTCCAAGGTGCCAATGTACCAGTTCGTAGTTATAACCCAGGTCGTGCCGATAAAGTGCAACGTTTAAACATTGTGGCTCCAATTGTGGCAAAAGGAAAAGTATACATTCCAGAAGACACCGAACAAAAAGGTAACTTTGCAGAATGGTCAAAACGCTTTTTAAGGCAAGTCTGTTCTTTTCCCGAAGCTGGCGGGCATGATGACTATGTGGACTCGCTTTCACAGGCACTAAGGGTGCTTAGGGACTCGGGTTGGATTCAACTAGACCCATTGCCAGCAAGAGATTATGACTATGCTGATGATGATTACAATAAACGAATAGCAAACCCCTATGCACAATAATTAATTATTTAGGGCGAAAACCCTTATTTTTTTGCATTAGTGTATATAGGAACAACAAACCCCCCAAATTTTATGCCAAATCCAATACTACCGATTCAACAAGGTGCCAATCTGCTGAATCTTGACGCTGAAGAAGATATACAAGAAAAAGAAGCCCAAGATAAGGATATGGATGCCTATGCCGATATATTTGATTTGGACGACAACGAGGTAGAGCAAGAAGTCATAGAACTGGAAGACGGCTCTGTAGTTGTTAACTTTCAAGAAAAACAAGGTCCCCAAAAAAATCCAGAGTTTTATGCTAACTTAGCGGAAGAGTTTGATCAGCAAACTTTAGATGCGTTGGCAAATGAATATCTCGATTTGATTGACGTTGATCAAGAATCACGCAAACAAAGGGATAAACAATATGAAGAGGGTTTACGTCGCACTGGTCTTGGTAAGGATGCTCCAGGCGGTGCTACTTTTGACGGTGCTAGTAAAGTTGTTCATCCAATTATGGCGGAAGCTTGTGTAGATTTTGCAGCAAGTTCAGCAAAAGAATTATTGCCACCCGATGGATTGGTAAAGTCCAATATCAAAGGAATGGCAGACAGAAAAAAAGAAGAAACTGCCGATCGTAAAGTAACTTTTATGAACTGGCAGTTAACAGAACAAATTGCAGAATACCGTGACGAAATGGAGCAATTGTTAACCCAACTTCCTTTGGGTGGCTCTCAATTTCTAAAATGGCGGTATGACGATGAACAAAAGCGTCCAACATGCGAATGGGTGCCGATTGATAACATTCTTCTCCCCTACTCTTCCACCAATTTTTATACGGCGCAACGAGTAACAGAAGTACAAGACATTACTGAAGATACATTCTTACAACGAGTCGAACAAGGAATTTACTTGGACATCGATTCAGAATACTCTTCTGATGCACCATTAAACGACCAAACACAATCCGAAAAAGCAAATAACAAAATTGAAGGTAAAGACATTCCTTCTAAAAATGTTGACGGGTTGCGTCGTATTTATGAAATTACTTGTTTCATGCGTTTGGAAGATGACCCAGAAACAGAAGGTAAACGTGCACCTTATATTTTAAGTATTGACGAAACTACGGGTCAAGTAATATCCTTATATCGTAACTGGGAAGCAAACGATGAAAAACTTGAAAAATTGGACTGGTATGTTGAGTTTAAATTCATCCCTTGGCGTGGCGCTTATGCTATTGGTTTGCCTCATCTTATTGGTGGCCTTGCTGCCGCTCTCACTGGCTCATTACGTGCTCTCCTTGATGCTGCGCATATTAACAATAGCCAAACAATGCTTAAACTCAAAGGTGGACGCATTGGTGGACAAAGTGATCGAATCGAGCCCACACAGGTAATTGAAATTGAAGGTGCTCCTGGTGTAGATGATGTACGCAAATTAGCAATGGCGTTACCATTTAATCCACCATCTGGTGTTTTGATGGAGTTGCTAGGTTGGTTGACAGCAGCTGCTAAAGGCGTAGTAACTACTTCTGAAGAAAAAATTG